TTTGAAGAAGAAGCTGTAGAAGAAGTTTTTGAAGAAATAGAAGAAATGCAAGAAGCTATGGAAGAAGAAAGAATTGCAGAAAGAGAAGAAGAAATTAGAGAAGAATCTATAGAAGAAATTCAAGAAGAGTTTGCAGCAGTAGAATCTGACGAACCTACAGGTAAAAACAAATTAATGGCTACAGCACTTAATGTAGTTAGAGCAGGAGTACAAACAGCAGCTAACAGCTACTCACAAGCCTCTGGTGGCTCTCAATCAAATAATACATCTAGTTATTCATCTACAGGAAATACATCAACAGGAAGCTCTACAGCATCTAGTGGTGGTATTAGCACTTCTAGTAGTCCTAGTGCATCTGATCAATTTGCAAGTGCAACACAACAAACAAATCAAGTTTTGTCTATGCAAAGTGATGTAGGTGGTTCTAATAATATGTCTGTATCTATAACACCTTTGCCTACATTTGATAATGCAGCATCTATGGTTGTAGCTGATGTGCAAGTGCAAAATGTACAAGGCGAAATTGATACTGCATCTTCAGGAGTTATGACAGCTTCAGAAGCAGATCAAATAGCAGATAAAATAATTGCAGCAAACATAGAAGCACAACAAGAAGAAATAGAAGAACAACAACAAGAAACAGGCAAATATGGAGATGAGTCTAAACTAATAGCACTAATAGGTTATGTTCCTGCTTTTAATAACTATTCACAAGTTAGCGTACCTGATGCTCAAGACTGGTACAGTAGCTCTGATATATATACTTCTGCTACACTAGATGATAATACCAGTGCTTTTTATGGACTGGTAAATGATAATTTAAAAGGATTAGGTCAAATGATAAATGATCAACCTAATATGTGGAGATAATTATGGATTGGTTTCAAAGCAAAACAGGACAGCTTATAGCTTTAGCAACAATAGTTTCTACCTTAGCAGGATTTGGATGGACTGGAGCACAGTATGTTAATCGTATTACTAACCTAGAAGCCAAGATTGGTGGTTTAGGCGAAACAGAAAACGAAATGAAAGTTATTGAAGAACGCTTTGCATCTATAGAAACATCTGTTCAGTTTTTAGAAAAAGAAATAGATGGTATATCTGTTCCTGATGTAACTGAAATTAAAACAGACATTGCTACTATCAAAGCTGATTTACAAAGTTTAGAAAAAGATTTAAGTAAATTAGAAAATAAAGACGATAATCCATTAAACGGATAATGCGTTATTTATTAGGCATTATTGTACTTACAAGTTGCACAGTACCTATGCCTAAAAAAGAATGGTCTGATGCTTATGATCCTGAACAATGGCGTAATCAATATGAAGTTTGCAAACATTTAATAAATACAGAGTTATGGACAGAGTGCATGGGAGAGTTTAATAAATGAGTAGAATTTTATTAGGTGTACTTGCAATACTAGGTCTGTTTACTTTTTTTCTTTGGAATGAAAACTCTAAACTAGCAAAACTTAATCAAGCATTTGAGCTAAGAGATCAAGAACAAAAAGAAGCTATTAAAACTTTGCAAGAAGATTTTAAAACGCAATCAGAAGGTTTATTAGAAATACAAAAAAGAAATAACGAAATAGAATTAGAAATGACTCGTTATCTTGATATATTTAAAAGACACAATTTAACTAAATTAGCTATTGCTAAACCTAGTTTAATTGAAACAAGGGTAAACAATGGAACAAAAAAAGTATTTGATAGCATCGAAGAAGTTAGCAGGACTATTGATGGTCTTGACGATAATCTCCAGTTGCAGTCTGTTTCCAAGTAGACAGCAAGTAGAAATTACTTCTAAACCTATAGAACGATCTATAGCACAACCAGTAATGCCTCGTGAAATATCATTAAACGATCCTTACTGGTATGTTGTTTCAGATAAAAACTTAAATGAGTTTCTTGCACGAATAGAAAAAGATAGTGGTAAAGTTGTATTTCTTGCTATGTCAGTACCTGATTATGAATTAATGGCATACAACACACAAGAATTAAAACGCTATATCAGTGAGTTACAAGAAGTTGTTGTATATTATAGAAAAGTAACTACACCACAGGGGAATAAATGAACATATCAAATGAAGGAATATCATTTATAAAGAAATTTGAAGGTTGTAAGTTAGAAGCATATTACGATGTTGTTAATGTTTTAACGATAGCTTATGGCAGAACTAAAAATGTACAAGCTGGTGATACTTGCACACAAGAACAAGCCGATGCTTGGCTTAAAGAAGAGTTGCATGAGTATGGTGGATATGTAAATGATGCAGTTAAAGTTGATTTAGAACAAAATCAATTTGATGCTTTAGTAGCATGGACATATAACTTAGGTCCTACTAATCTTAATAACAGTACAATGTTAAAAAAAATTAATGAAAAAGATTGGGAAGAAGTACCTAATCAAATTAAGCGTTGGAATAAAGCAGGTGGCAAAGTATTAGAAGGTCTTGTTAGAAGAAGAGAAGCAGAAGCTCTTTTATTTCAAGGTGAAGATTGGAGTGAAGTGTAATGCCTTTAGCTAAATATGTTTTTAGACCTGGAATTAATAAAGAAGGTACTAACTACAGCAATGAATATGGTTGGTTTGATGCTGACAAAGTAAGATTTCGTAAAGGTAAACCTGAACGCATAGGTGGCTGGGATAAATTTACTAATGGAAGTTTTATTGGAACTTGTAGAAAACTATACCCATATAAAGCTATTGATGGCGATCAGTTTATAATACTTGGCACTCATCAAAAACTTTATGTTCTTAATGGAGATGTTTATTACGATATAAATCCTATTAGAGCTACTTCTACCAATGGTGTTGTATTTGCAGCAACTAATGGATCATCTACTATTACAGCTACTGACAATGCACATGGAGCAGTTGCAGGAGATTCTGTTACTTTTGCACAAGCTGTTAGTTTAGGTGGATTAATTACAGCTGCTGTTTTAAATCAAGAATATCAAATTGATTCTGTACCTAGTGTAGATACTTATACTTTTACTGCTAAAGATACTGATGGTAATACTGTTACTGCTAATTCAAGTGATACAGGTAATGGTGGTTCAGGGGTAGATGGTGTATATCAAATTAACTCAGGATTAGATGTTTATGTTCGTACTACTGGTTGGGGTGTAAACCCTTGGGGTAATGGAACATGGGGATCAAAAGCTGATTTATCTTTAACTAATCAACTTAGATTGTGGACTATAGATAATTTTGGTGATGATACTCTTGCTGCACCTAGAGGTGGACCAATATATTTTTGGGATGAGTCAGATGGTTTAAGCACTAGAGCTACACTGCTATCAGCAGAATCAGGTGCAAGTGATGTACCTACAGCAGTTATACAAGTTATGACTTCTGATGTAGATAAACACTGTATTGCATTTGGTTGTAATCCTATAGGTTCAAGCACTATAGACCCTTTACTGGTAAGATTTTCTGATAGAGAAAGTGCAGTAGATTGGACTCCTACAGCAACTAATCAAGCTGGTGGTGTACAACTTTCACAAGGTTCTGAAATTATTGGAGCACTTAGAACAAGGCAAGAAATACTTATATGGACTGATGTAGGTATTATTTCTATGCGTTTTGTTGGCGAACCATTTATTTTTTCATTTACAGAAGTAGCAGAAGGTCCATCCCTTATAGGACCTAATGCTGCTGTAAGTGCTAATAATAGAGTTTATTTTATGGATGCTGGTGGATTTTATGCTTACTCAGGTTCTGCAGAAAAAATACAATGCACAGTATTAGACTATGTTTTATCTGATTTAAACCAAGATCAATCATTTAAAGTATTTGCTGCAGTTAATAATGTTGCCAATGAAGTAATGTGGTTTTATCCATCAGGCACTAATACAGAAATAGATAAGTATGTTTTATATAACTATCTTGAAAATGTTTGGAGCATAGGCACAACTGATGATGGTTTTGTTAGAACAGCATGGGATCAAGCATCAATACTAGAATATCCTATAGCTGCAAGTAAAAATGACTCAAGCAATCTTAACTATGTTTATAATCATGAAAAAGGTCATGGTAATGATGGCAGTAACTTTACAGCATATATAGAGTCAAGTGACTTTGACTTAGAGCCAGATGGCGAAAGATTTACTTTTATATCTAAACTCATTCCTGATGTACAGTTTAGAGATCAACAAGGTACAAGTGATAGTGTAACTTACACCATTAAAGGTAGAGACTATCCATTACAAGATTTAACCACATTACAAACTATTGATGTAACACCTAACTCTACATTTTCTAATACTAGAGCTAGAAGCAGACAAGCTGCAGTTAGAATATCAAACTCATCTAGTGACTATGGTTGGAGAGCAGGAGACCTTAGACTAGAGATTAGACCAGATGGTAAAAGATAATGGCTGATATCAAAACGATAGCATTACCTTTACCTAGTCAAGAGTTTGATCCAAACAATGAAGCAGTTACACGCAGATTAATAGAACAAGCTATTGAAGAAATCAATACTAAAATTACTCTAATCAATAGAATGAAGTCTACTACTATAAGCAAGGCTTCTAGACGACAACAATTTTTACTTATGGGAATAAAACATGGCTGATAATCTAAAAGTATTAGGACAGTTAGACCCAGCAGCTACTACAACTACTGTGTTATACACAGTGCCAGATATGACACAAACAACAGTTAGTTCTATTGTTGCAGCAAATAGAACAGGTTCTGCTATAACTTTTAGATTAAGTGTTCATGTAGCTGGAGCAGGTGCTGATGATAAACAGTACATATACTATGATAAATCAGTAGCAGCTAATGATTCCCTAGCAATCGTTTTAGGTATAACATTAAATCAAACAGATGTTATTAAAGTTTATACAAGTGCAGTCGACATGAGTTTTAATATGTTTGGCTGTGAAACCACAGAGGAAAGATAAAGAATGAATATAAAGCAACAAACACAAAATGTAGCTAATCAAGGTCGTTATGGCGACTCTATGCTTCTCCATGTAAATCCAGCAGAAGTTAAAGGCTTGGCACAAGCAATGCCTATTACAGTAAACCCACAAACAGGACAGCCTGAAGCCTTTTTACCTTTTCTTGCACCAGTATTAGGATCAATGGCTGGTGGTGCTTTATTAAGTGGAGTTGTATCTCCTGCATTAGCAGCAGGTATTGGAGCAGGTCTAGCTACATATGCACAAACAGGTGGCTCTGGTTCTAAAGCATTACTATCTGGTTTAACAGCAGGGTTTGGAGCAAATGCAGCAAATACAGCAGCACAAACAGCTCAAACAAGCAGTGATATTGCAGCAGGTGTAGCAGGTGGAATGAGTCCAGAAGTAGCTGCACAAACAGCAGCAGCAGTAACACCAAGAGCTGCTACTGGTCCTTTAACTGCACTAAAAGATACATTTATGTCAGGACCTGATAAATCTTTTGCTTTTGATCAAGGTGCTAAATCATTAGCAACAGGACTTATGTCTCCTAGTGGTATGGTTGCAGGTGCATCATTAGGTACACAAGGAGTTATAAACTCTCAAGAACTATTTGAAGAACAAATGCGACAAATGGAAATGGATGAAGAAAAACGCAAAAGAGATATGTATGCAAACAATCCTGAAGTACAGTTATATTCAGCAGCAGGTGGATTAACACAGTTTCAAAATGGTGGCGATACTGATTATGGCTATGAATCAAAAAAACAAGTATATGCACCAGCTAAACAACAATATGCAGTAAACCCTGACTTTATGGCAGGATTTGCACCTGAAACAATGTACTTTAGACCTGATACTCTTAATGCTCCATCAATGAGTACAAGAGGTGGATCACGACCAACACTAGGACCAGATACTTATACAGGAACTAAAGGTGGTTATGACTATGAAGGTAGTTATGATGCAGATGGCAACTTTGTTGCAGGTACAGCACAAGGCGTACAGTTTGCACCACAAACAGCTATAGACCCATATGCAGCATATACAGGCTCTGCACCTCAAGGTTTAGTTCAATCTGCTTACAATCCCTATCCAGTACAACCAATAAGTATGTCTCCAACAGATGAAACTGAAGATACTTCTAATTATGGCGGAATTGGTGGAGAAGATTTTTATGCAGGTAATCCTGATTTTAATACTTTATTTATTACTTAATGCAACAGATTCTGCTGGTAATCCTTTAACTAGCTCTCCATATGGTGCATATGATCAACAAGCTGTACAAGATATAAGAGATCAATATAGTAATTATTTCTTTGACTATGATGACATTCAAGACTTTTATAGAAATGAAATGGCAAACATTGGTAGAAAAGCTGGTGGCGATACAGATAAAAAAATGCCTAATAAAGGATTAGAAGCTTTAAANNGGTGTAGAGGCTTTTACAAAACTTAGAGAAGAAATTTTACAATCACTTGTGCCTAATGCTCAAACATCAGGACTTATAGAAGGCGTTGGTAATGGTGGCATGGATGATGACATTATGGGAACTATAGGCAATAAAGAAAAAATTGCTGTATCTCAAGATGAATTTATTGTACCTGCAGATGTAGTTTCTATGTTAGGTGATGGCAGTTCAGATGCTGGTTCTAAAGAACTCTATGACATGATGGACAGAGTAAGACAAGAAAAAACTGGAACTACCAAACAAGCACCTAAATTAGCTAATGC